TCATATGTGCAACGTCTCATAGACCCGTAGTCAGGTCTTAACTTCACGTGCGTCGGGTACTCCTTCTCGTGTCTCTTACTCTCTCTTATAACCTTTGCGTAGGCTTCGCGCTTACTTCTTGCCCACACATCGTTAAAACCACCACCTATCCAATTGAATAGGTATAAATACTCTCCGTCTCTGTTTTTATATTTCATATCGTTTAGTTTTAAAAAAAATGCCCGTCTCTCCGAGCAGTCAAGAATGTCTGTGTTTGTAGGACTATGAATTCATTGCCACCTGATTCCTACTTTGACTCACGCACACAGACGGCCTACATTGTATCTTTTACAAGGACTGTATTTAATCAGATGGCGTTTATCTCTTCCAAGACCTGAACCTCTCTCGGCTTCAGTCTTCTGAACCTTGATATCTTAAACATCGGCTCTGTTGTTCTGTCTATGAGCCTGAAGTACCTAGGCTCGTTCCTTATCTCCTCCAACAACACGCCGACGGCTCCGAAGTCGTGCTCTTGTATCTCTCTTATCGTGTACTGACTGCCATCGACCACCCAATTGGGTACGTCCACAGACAACTCGTCGCACGTGTGCGGTAGCTTACTCGCGTCCACGCACACAACTCTCTCTCCGACCTCCACTAGAAAAGTTGTGCTATCTGTCTGTTACTCATCCCCAACACGCAGTTCAGCGCGTCGTCAACCAACTCGTCCGTGTCCAATATCCTGAACAAGACCTGAACCTTGCTATGCGTCAACTCGCGTCCACGTGCAAACTCTTTCACTCTCATCAGTCTGTCTGTGAAGTCTTGGTTGTCCGCCACCGTGAGCGCATCTCCATTGCGCGTCCACCTTCCGTTAATTATTTCCATGTAGTCTATGCTTTTTAATTAGTAAGTCTGTCTCGTGTGTGCTAGGGACACAGCAGTCAGATGGGCAGACTGCCGCACACTGTGGTGCACCGTAGAAGCCTACACACTCTGTGCACTTCTCCTCCACGATGTAGAACACGTCGCTTGAACGTGGTGCCTGAGGTGTGTCATCCGTCAGGCTAGTGCCGTCGCTCCATCTCCAATCCGTGTCGGGCTCGTATATCGCGTTGTTCGGACACACGGGCTCACACAATCCACAATTAATGCAGTCGTCTGTTATCTTTATTGCCATGTCTTTATTATTTTGTTGTTTACATCAAACAATGATGTAAGGTTATACTCCTTATCTATTCTCTCTAAAACCTGATCTAGGTTAGCCGTCTGAAACACCATGTGGAAGTCCTGAAGGGGGATGTCTCTACCACCCTTGCTTCTGTAATACTTATGGAACCACTCTATGTTATACTGCCCACTGTTACGCATTCTGATATACTCTTGTATCATGTTGTTAGTTGTTCAAAGTTTTCTGCCGTCAAAATAGGCAGTTCAATATCTATATTAAATTCCTCATTCTCACATATAAAATTTAAAATACTATTTATTTCTATGTGGTCTAGTTGTTTAAAATTTTCCATTCTATCAAGCCAAAAATCAAGATCGTATTCGTAAAAGGAATTGAAACCGTCACGACTTTTATGATTCTCAATTAAATGGGAGGTAAATTCCTCTAAATTATTGTTAATATATTTTCGTATATTTTTAGAGTTTACATCAACTTCGCATTCAATAACATCATTACTAAAATTGTAATATTTAGGAGAATGTATTTTTATAAAACCTACTGAATTTACTACATTAATTTCATTTAAAAAATCTTCTACTGACTCACATAATTTTAATGCAATATCTTTATAGTAAGTTTCGTAATCCCAATTAATTAAATCATCATTTTCTAATTCAGTTAGTCCATTTTGTTCTCTTATTTCATTGATGAAGTCAAGTTCTGATGAGGTGTCTACATCATCATAAATACTTCCGTAAAATCCATTAAATCCAGGTAAATTTGTGTTAAGTTTCATCTTGTTTAGTTATTGTGCACACAACCCCCACGCCTCGATGCGCTTGAAGTTGTGTCCGTTAATGTTTAGTTGTTTGCATATGAACCTCGCCAATATGCGGTTGCCCTTCGTGTCGTTGTCTATCTCTCGGGTGCCTATTCTGAACACCACCTCTGACGGATCCATACCGAGCACCCTCTTGCAGAATTTACCATCTTGTCCAAGGTAGAACCTTTGGTGGTGCTTCTTTGTCTCTAGGACTAGACACCAATCGTGACCGATGCTATATGCACCCCTACTTACTATTACCTTTGCTTTCATTCTCTATTAGTTTTAAGATTAATTTCCACGCCTCTAGGTCGCGTTCTATACTTGTCCTGATGATTTCAAGGTGTCCCTCGTCATACATAGCCTTGCCAATGTCCTTTAGTTCGTCCTCAAGGCTCATCACCTTGACCATTGCCTTCACAAAGGCTCTCTCTAGTACTAAATCCATGACAACTCCCTCCTGATTGAGTTCTTTACTGACTCCTTGGCTTCGTGCCACGTCAGTTGTGGGTTATCCTTGCACTCGTACTTTACAAGTGCCGTGAACTTCTGCTCACGCTCCCTGATTGACCTTATGGTCTGATTAACTAGTGTTATCCTTGGTCGCATAGTCTTTTTATTAATAAGTTAGTATTTACTTCCATCTCTTGGATGGCTTGTCCGTGTTGTTTTAGGAACCATTGTGGGAACACGATGTCCACGAAGTCCTTGTCTATGTGCTTGTGCTCGAATGACGATGGAACGGTAACGGGATTGCTACCGTGCGCTAACGTGATTGACTTCTCTCCGAACTGTCGTCTATATTTTTGTATTATCATCTATCTCTTTAAATATTTGTTCTGTAATCCATTGACTATCTAAGGCTTTTTCTAGTATGTCATAAGCCTCTTCGTCTGTGCACTCGTGATATTGTTTAACATCTTTTATGTGCCATAGGCTACCAGTACAGTAACCCGCTTCTCTAAGTATAGCCTTAGCTTGTTCTATTTTGTCCATTGTGTTTTTCGTATTGTGAAACCGTGTGTATTCCACACGTAATTTCGGTTATTGATTTTACGTTGTCTCTTTTTCTTAAGACTCTATTTTTTTGACTACGATTAGCGCAGAAAACTCTAAATATTCTGCCGTCGTTAAACTCTATTTCAAAAATTACTGTCTCCATGATGCGATAAATCTTTTATAGTTATTGTAAATGTCTAATGCTAACTCATCAAATGTGTGGTTAGGTGAATAAATGTTTGGTATCTCTTTTGTTATTACTGCGGTAATTTGTTCTAGTGTAGGAACCTCGTCCTTGTACGTGTCAGCGATGTGCTGATAGATTGATTTTTTCATGATTGATAGTTTAAAAGTTGTTGTTTATTACAAGTGTCAAAACCATAGTAGTGTAAAAATGCGTTAATATGTATAGCCGTTGTCTTGCTATACCACCCAAACACATCAATCTTGTTTTCTAAATGATTGTAACTTGCCACAATAGTGTCGTAGCTTTTTAATTTAGTAATGTTGTTTTCTGTAATCAGTTTGGCTTTCCCGTAAAATGATTTTTGATTAATTGGTTTCAAATCTTCCATGATAAATATATTTAATGGTTAATACCATCCGAAGATGGTTTCGTCCAATCAGGACTCGTCAGTTAACCTAGATTATTGATACTACTATTATAAATACTGCCCATAGTACTAAGGCAAGCCCGATGTCTTTTAGGTTCTGTCCCATGTTATTTGTAGCAGTTAGGAGTTAGTAAATGAATTGCTACAATAACTATTGTTATCGTTGTCCAAAATAAGATGTTCTTTTTCATGTTAAATATGTTTTATGGTTAAGACACCCCATGTAGGGTGTTTCGACTACTCAAGTCATCATCAGTTAACCTTGAAGTTTATCTGCAATTTCTTGTTCTTTTTCTGAATACAAAGAACTTGATCTTGGAATCCAAACATTTTTTATATAAAAATAATCATCAACTAATAAATCATCAGCAGTTTCTTCGTCATACCCTAAATTTAAGCATATTTCCTCATGCGTTTGTCCCCATTCTTTTATAAAATTTCTCATAATAAATAATATTTAAACGTTTCGCCATTCTGTGGCTCATCAGTAAGGATACACATCCTTATACGTTTCATGCTCGTTCCTATTTGGATACCCCCATGGTCTTCGGACTTCACGAAATCTATATCGCTTATTCCAGAGTAGACTTACCCGCAGTTATAGTCTTGTCGACTTGCATCCAGAGTCTTTACAAATTTTCTACCCTTTCAACACTGCAAACATACGACTGTTATCAATTACAATCCTAATTTTATTTCGTTTTTTAACAAAAGTTTAACATTTGGCTCGGTTTTATTGGGCTCAAGAGCTATCGATTTTAAGACTTTATATTAAGTAGTTGATAACGTGTGAGTTATGAGATTTCTCTATTTTTTAATAATAAGTACACGCGCGTAAGGGGACTTCTTTTATTGCTCGTGTGAGGATCTCTGAACACAATATAGTACTATGCATAACATAGTAGGTGTTCCCAGGGAAGCATACCCTCCAGGAAGCCCCTAAAATGTAAGCAAAACCTCGGGAGCCCCCTAGAATGTTTTGCGATGTAAAGTTCAAAAAAGTTTTACATCGTGTTAGCCCTTGGTATCATTGGTCTAAGCCTAAAAAATGTAAGAATGTAAACTTTACTCCCTTCTTCGTAGCGAAAAAAATATATATATTATAATAATTATCTATAGGCTGTATATAGGGTATAAACCCGCATTTCTACATTTTGTTAGCTAATGCTAGCAATGATAAGGCTTCACACGATGTAACGGTTCCAAATACATTACATTTGGTTTACATTCGCTTACATTTATTCTACATTAACCGCATTGTCTATGTGGTTTACTCTACGAAACAAGCGACAGACAGACGGCAATAGGCAACGTGGCGGAATACCCACCAGGTTCACGTGTGGTCTGGATAGGTACCCACCTGGCACCCCAGAAAAAGCCTAGAAATCTGGAGGGAAATCTTGCTTTTGGTACCCCACCCCTCGAAAAAGAATCGTTTTCCATTTTGGACGGATCACGTGATCTGAATATATAACCCTGAGCTTAAATTTTTATGACATATTTTTTTAACCCCGTAAATAATAGTAAAAAGTGTAGTATAAAATTACTATCTTTGTACCATGGAAATAGAAATTCAAAACAGATTTAACATCGGTCCATCTATAGGGTGGGGATTCTATCCGATAGACGAAGATTATGACGACAACGAGTTGATCATTTATTTAACATTTATAAGTATACATTTCAGATGGGTATAAACAAGAAGATGCCAGTTCAAGAGATTGGCCTGTACAGGATGGCCAAGGAAGCCAAAGCCTTACACGAGAGAAAAGAGATGGTCGAGGAGTCTATGATGATGGCTAGCGCCATGGCAATGTCAAAGGAGATGAAGGCTCCTATGCACAACATCATAATGAAGAAGAAGAAGTAGTAGTTCACCTCTCATTTGAGAGGAGGAAATCATTAAACGCATAGCTTAAATGTTATGCGTTTTTTTTGTTATCTTTGTAAAATAAAATCAGAGTCGTAGCTGATATAAAAAATTATAATAAATTCCTGCTTGATACGGACTACGACCCGTTGATGGCAGGTTTTTATGTTTATGAAAAAATGTAGTAAGTGTAATATAGAAAGAGAATTGTATGAATTTAGTAAAAGTCCAAAAGGTAAAGACGGATTAAGTACTAGATGCAAACATTGTGACAAACAATATCGTTTAGATAATAAAGAAATGATTAGTAAAAACGATAAGATATGGCGTGAAAATAATAAAGAATCTATATCTGAAAAAAAGAAACAATGGAGTCAGTTAAATAAGGAATTAATATCTATAAAAAAGAAAAAATATCAAATAGATAATAAAGAAGAAATATCTAAAAGAAAGAAGATATATAAAGAAAAAAATAAAAAAGAGATACTTATAAAGGCAAAATTATTTAGAGAGAATAATAAAGAAAAAGTTTCTTTGCAATTAAAAAAATGGAACGAATTAAATAAAGATAAAGTAAGAATATATAGAAAACAATATCAAATACAAAGAAGACAAAACGATCCTTTATTTAAATTAATTTGTAATACTAGAAACTTAATATGTATGTCTTTTAAAAGAGGTAATAACAACTTTAAAAAAAATAAAAACACAGAAGACATAATAGGTTGTAATATAGAATACTTTAGATCATATATTGAATTAAAATTTACTGAAGGAATGAGTCTTGAAAATTATGGTGAATGGCATCTAGATCATATAATACCAGTTTCTATAGGGAAAACAGAAGAAGATATAATTAAACTAAACCATTATACAAACTTTCAGCCACTATGGGCTATTGATAACTTAAAGAAAGGTAATAAATATTAATATTTTTATTGTATATTTGTCGCATATAATTTAATAAAATTTAATAAAATGGAAGAATTTGGATATAGTCCTAAAGAACTATTATTTGACAAAGAAGGAAGGGACAAGCTAATTAATGGAATTACCATTATGTCAAAGGCTGTTAAAAGTACCCTTGGACCTAGAGGAAGAACTGTATTAATAGAATCTCCAAACCACACACACGGTATTACGGTGACAAAAGATGGAGTTACTGTCGCTAAATCTATATTTCTATTAGATCCAGTAGAAAATCTTGCTGTAAAAATTTTAAAAGAGGCAGCAGATCGTACAGCTACTAGTGCAGGTGACGGAACAACAACAGCAATCGTGCTGACTGAGGCAATCGTGAGGCAGGGCCAGGAGCTCTTGAACGAGAAGCACAACGTGACGGAGGTAATAAAGAACATCAACAGTGTCTCAAACGGTATCATCCACAGCCTGGAGAGGTCCTCCAAGAAGGTGAGCGGTAAGACGCTTCACAACGTGGCATCCATCTCTGCTAACAACGACAACGAGATAGGTAAGATCATATCGAGCGCGTACACGAAGGTTGGTAAGAACGGGATCGTTACGATTGAGAACTCACAGACTGCTGAGACCTACTCAGAGTTCACCAATGGGATCAAGATCGGAAGGGGTTACACGTCTAACATGTTCGTGAACGACTTCAAGAACGACGAGTGCATCATGGACGATGTCTTGGTGCTTGTTACAGACCAGGAGATCTCTAACATCTTATCGATTGAGAACGTGCTGAAGACGGTTATACAGGAGAACAAGAAGCTACTCATAATCGGGCCTTGCAACCAGAACGTGATCAACACACTGGCAGTCAACGTGGTGAAGAACAAGTTGAAGTTCTGTAACATAGCACCGCCAGAGTTCGGTTACAAGATGAACGAGCTGATGAGCGACATCGCGCTGTCTTTGGGTGCGAAGTACTTCTCGGAGAGCACTGGAGACGACCTGAGTCTGATATCAATCGAGGACCTTGGAAGGGCAGACAGGATCATCATAGGAAGGGACACGTCATCCATCATCAAGCCAGAGAGTAAGCAGCAGGACGTTAACGACAGGGTTAGTCAGCTGTGGGTAGCTCACGAGGCTGCGCAGAAGAAGCAGGACAAGGAGTTCATCAAGAGCAGGATAGCCAGCCTTACGGGTAGCATCGCTGTTATATACGTTGGAGGTAACTCTGATCTGGAGCAGAAGGAGAGAAAGGACAGGGTAGACGACGCGGTATGCGCTGTGAGGTCTGCTTTGGAGGAGGGAATCCTACCAGGAGGAGGACTTGCACTGTTCAACGAGTCGTACAGAATAATCGCAGACGCTGACGACATGATAGAGGACATCAGTGCTGAGCAGTACGTCGCTATGCAGATCATGGCAAGGGCTATACAGGCACCACTGCTTCAGATCCACGAGAACGCAGGAAACGACGGGTACGAGATCATGGAGCAGGCGACCGACAACAACGGTTACGACGTTAAGAACGACGTCTACGGTGACATGTACGAGATGGGGATCATCGACCCGCTTAAGGTTACGAAGAACGCTCTGAAGAACGCTGTCAGTGTGGCCACAACAATACTTAGTACTAACGCAATAATAACAATGACAAGAGCATGAGAAGAGTAATTTTAGTAATGGCAGTAGCTTTTATGCTACAAAGCTGCTCAACATGTCACTCAAGACGAAGAGCACAGAACAAGAAGTGGTACGTAGAATTTAAAAATACAGTATGCAACCAATCAATAAATACCTAGTAATCAACACAATAGAGGAGCAGATGAGGACAGAGTCTGGACTGCTACTAACAGGAAACGAGACAGAACAGTTCAGGTACAAGAAGGCGCGAGTTGTTGCCCCTGGAACCAACGTGGACTGCGTGATGGAGGGAGACCTCATATACTACGACAAGAACGCTGGCTACACGATGCTGGTAAACGACATCAAGTACACGGTTATACTGGAGAGGGACATAGTCGTAAGACTCTAGATCTTCTGATCCTCAATATCCCTGAGCCTCTTGAGCTCCTTACGCGTACGATTCATCTTACGAATAATGGGCCTGGTGGCTCTCTCGGTATACGACGCATCGGTCCTGAATATTGGGTTAGATGTAGGGTTCTCTGATACGTGAACCTTTAGCTCGATCATATGATATATGTCGGTGACCATCCTCTTTGTCTTGTAGGAGGCCTCGTACAGTGCGGCCTCACCGTTCCTGTTCGGTCTCCACAGGCTGATCCACCCGTCGGCTATCATTCTCTTGAATCGGTCCTTCTCCCAGGTGAGTCCAGACTCGAACTCCCAGAACTGCTTGTGACGGAAGTAACCCTCGCTGTAGATAAACAGGAGTATGTCGATGTCAGACGTGCTCAGGTTGTGCTTGTTCCGAATGAACGTCTTTATTGCCCTCCAGTACTTGAGGTAGTCTGCGTATGGCTTGTATTTCATTTGATTTATTATTATTATCTTTGCAAAGATAAAACATTTATGATGGCAAAAACAGCTGCATGGACACGCAAGGAAGGAAAGTCAACCACAGGTGGACTTAACGAGAAGGGCGTGGCAAGTTATAGAGCTGCTAACCCAGGAAGTAAGCTGAAGATGGCCGTAACAAAGAAGCCGTCGGAGTTGAAGGCTGGTAGCAAGGATGCGATGAGACGCAAGTCATTCTGCGCACGAATGTCTGGCATGCCAGGACCGATGAAGAAACCAAACGGAGAACCAACAAGAAAGAAACTAGCACTAGACAAATGGAACTGTTAAAGAGAGGACTCTGGGACAACATCAGAGAAAACAAGGGATCTGGAAAGAAGCCAACCAAGCAGATGTTAGAACAAGAGAAGAAGATTAAGAAGAAGGCTGCTCAGTACGAGTCAGCGAAGTCGTTGAACGGAAAAATGTCATACCTAAAAGGAAACGTAAAGAAAAAATGAAAAAAACAGCAGCAAAACCAAAAGTAGAGGTTAAGAAAGAGAAGAAGGAGAAGTTTGACTTCATGAAGATGATCGCGAACAAGAAGAAGAAGTAGTGCCAGGAAGAACCGCTAAATACTACGCAGCTAACCCAGAGGCTAAGAAGAGGCACAACGACTACCAGAAGGAGTACAACAAGTCCCCTGATCAGGTAAGGAAGCGTGTCGAGCTTAACGCTGTGAACAGGAAGCGTGGGACCTACGGCAACGGAGACGGACTAGACGCCAGCCACACAAAGAATGGAATAGTAATGAAGAAGGCTTCATCGAACCGCGGATCAAAGTGCGCGATGCCTGGAGATAGAAGAGCAAGAGGAACTAAAAAATAAATATATCATGCCATACAAGAGAATAGACCCTACATTTAACAAGGATCCAGAGATTAAGAAGACTACTGTTCAGAATCCAGATGGTACAACAACGTACAGAGACACATGGTCTTCAAAAAAACCAGCAAGGTCAACATCATTCAAGGCGCCTACTTCAGCAAAAACAGGTTACGTAGCTAAGAGGTCTACTCCTGCACAGACTACATCTGGATCTAGGGAGGTAACAACAGTACGCCCATTAAAATCTGTTGGAATGAAAACTGAGGACATAAAGGCTCCATTACCAGAACCAGTAAAAAAACCACTTACTAGAAGAGAGATTTCAGAAAATACTGAAACATATAGAGAGAAAGAGTGGTTGAAAAATAATCCAGGTAAGACTACAGAGGATAGAGCAAAAGAAAATGCAAAATATGTAAAAGAAGCTCAGAACAAGCCAAGAGAGAAGTACCAAAGTGAAGGAAGTTTAAGAAGTGCTAAACGAAATTATTCAAAAGGAAATAAACTTTGTAAAACATGCTACTAGGAGACAGAATAGAACAGATAACAACAGCAACTGGAGTTAAGAAGGTTGTGGAGAAGGTTGCAAAGGCAGCGAACAAGGACTGTGGATGCGCCAAGAGAAAGGCAGCACTAAATAACCCAGATTTATTAATAAACAAAATATTAAAGTAATGGCATATCAAAAATTACAGCAGACCAGAGCAAAGGCGGTAGTAAAGTCTGACACGGTAGACATAACAACTCCAAGTTTAGAAGGTGGAGTATCAGTAGTGCCTTGCGTGCTGTACACAGGATCAGGAGGAACCATTCGCGTGCTAACAGCAGGAGGAGACGACGTCACACTTTTCTCAGTTCCAGCAGGAGTTGTTCTACCGATACAGGTGGTTCGAGTATTCTTAACAACAACAAACGCAACTGGTATAGTTGCCCTATGGTAAGATGAGCAGGGAGCAGTTAGACGCCATACTAAACAAGTTTATCAGCAGAAAGCTGCTGGTATTCCTGATAGCATGCGCTGGACTATTCTTAGGAAACATAGAGTCTACCGACTGGGTTATAATAGCAACTGCATACATAAGCATTCAAGGATTTACGGATATAGTTAAAGGACTGAAGGGCTGATGGAGTTTCAAGAAAAAGAAAGACTGGATAGAATGGAGCAACACCTTCGTCTGATTAAAGAGGACCTACAGCACATATCTTCTGCACTTGTCGGCTCAAAGGTTAACGGAAACAAGGGGGTAATATCAGACATCGACAGCATAAGACACGACATAGAGCTGCTCAAGGAGAAGCTAGAGTCTATAGAGTTGGACATGGCTAAGAAGTCTGTGTACATCGGTCAGCTGAAGTTTGTAGCAGGACTACTTACAGCAGGACTTATCGGAACAATTGTAAAAATCTTATCAAAATGAAGTTAGATAACAAGGGGTATCTGTTAATTTGTGAGTTTGAGGGATTTAGTGCCAAACCGTACCTATGCCCTGCAAAATTAGCAACAATTGGCTTCGGAAACACATTTTATGGAGACGGTCGTAAAGTTACTATGGTAGACCCTCCAATTACAAGAGCAGAGGCGTTTGATATGTTTAAGGGTATAGCGGATAAGTTTGCTAAAAGAGTTTCTGCCTGTGTTACATCTCCACTAAATCAAAATCAGTTCAATTCTTTAGTATCTTTTGCTTATAATGTTGGAGTAGCTAATTTTATGAGAAGTACACTATTAAAGAAGGTTAATGCAAATCATAACGACCCTGAAATAAGAACACAGTTCCTAAGATGGGACAAGGTTGGAACTAAAAAATTAGCAGGTTTAACTAAAAGACGAGCTTATGAAGCCGACAACTACTTTGAAGAATAAGAGCTACATATACTTCTGGATATGCGTGCTGATGTCAACACTGGCAGTGCTGCTTGCATCATGTTCGTCCAGGAAGGTGGTGATAGATGAGGTTAGGAAGGACTCTGTGTCACAAATTGTTACTAAAATTGTGATAGATGAGGTTGTCGATTTAAAAATCGATAACAATATCATAACCGAGGAGTTCATCATAACACCAATAGACACGTGCAAGGACATAGTGATAGAGGGTAAGACGTACAGAAACGTTACTATTAACTATAAAAAGACAAAAGATAAGTCTATACATACCGAGAAAAAGATAGTGTCTAAGATCGAGGACAAACAACACTCTACAAAAGAAAAAGTTGTAGAGAAGAAAAAAGAGGTTGAGAGAACATCTTTCAACTGGTTGATAATAATAATAATATCACTTATCGTAGTAGTATGGCTAAACAAACACTATCTGTTAGGTCTGTTAAGAGGGATATAAACAGGCCAGGCATTCATTCTAAGACAAAGACATCGTCTTTAAAGCAGAGCAAGAACTATAAAAAATCCTATAAGGGACAAGGAAGATGACAAAAATAAGTGTTTATCAGATAGACGAGTATGTAACGGCAGACGACAAGTGGATAGGAACAGACGTAAACACGTACAACAAGACTAAGAACTTCACACCTAGGAAGCTAGCAGTCTACTTTAACGGAAACCAGGTAATAAATACAGGTGTAGACTTACTGTACAAGTACTTCACAATAACTCCTCCAGAGGACAGGCCTATTGGGACACTGTCGTTTGAGACAGAGATAGGTCCGACTGTTAACTTCTCTGCAATAAGCACGTTCTTACTTAGTAAGACCACTCAGAAGGGGAACGACGTGAGCGATTTCCTTAACTTCTTAGTTAACTCAACCAGTCTGATATACAAGGCCAAGAATGTAAACCTGTTCGGTAGCTACAAGATAGTATCAGTTGAGCCGTACTTCCTAGACCCTAACTTCTTTGTTGTTAACGTAGACTTCCTAGAGGGCAACGGGTTCATAGAGGAGGACGAGGACTACATGATATCCATAGTAGACCTTGACAGGACAGTAGAGGTACCACAGCTGGTAAAGGAGACATTCGAGTACACATCTAGCAACTCTTTTGTTGTTGCCAACGAGATAAACAATATACTACAGGTGATCGTCAACACGACATCACTTCACCCAGAGGCATACTCATACACACTGCCAAGCACTATAACC